GGCCTTATAAGACTTGGCCAGCAGCTGCGCCTTGCGCGCGGACCACTGGCCAGCCTTTGTGCCCTGCGTCTCGCGGGCCTTTATGCTTTTGAACAAGCGTTCGCGCAGGCCGGGCTTCGTATAGTTCCCGGCCTCATTTACACGCGACTGCTTGCGCCCACGCATTACTCAGCAGCTGCTGAAGTATCAACAGCGGGGGCTTCTTCGACCTTAGCGGTCTTAGTCACCTTGGCGGGCTTTGCAGCCTTGAAGCCGAGCAGCTCCTGAAGTTGGTCTTCGGTCAGCTCTTCCCATTCACCAGCGGAAAGGGTGACTTCCTGACGCTCGTTATTGGAATTCTGATATGCGCGAGTGATCATGATGGTTCCTATCAGTTGTAGTATTTGGTCATCTCAAGGATGATTGTGTACGTATCACCAAGTGTCTGGTCAGCGGTGCTGAACGCAATGTTGCCAGTTTTGCCGGCGGCAGCGCTATTGCGAATGCCTCCAAATGAGGAGAAATCAAATGTGTACTGGTTATTCTGCGCGGTGCCGAAGAAGAATGCGTCTGTCGTTGCGTCCCAGTACATCCGGACTTCCATGCCATGACAGGCGGAGTGGATCTTCTGCACGCTGACGGCAGTGCAAGCCTGACCGAGCGCATTGGGGGCAAGGTTGGCGACAACCACTTTGTTCACGAGGGCCTCACCAGTCCCGTCCGAGATGTTCGTGAACAGCATGACTGCGGTCGTCTGGTTGTCGACCAGTGTCTGTGTGGAAACTGCATCAACCATTATTTCATGCCTTTCAAGGTCATAGCGAAGCGGGCGCGTTGGCCGAGCTTACCGGGTTTCTTGGCGGCAGCCTCAAGCTTTCCAGCCGGGATGGGCTTACCGGGCTTTGCGCCGAGTGCCTTGCGGAGTGCGCCCTTGTTTTCTTTTTTGATTGCTTTTTGAATCCATTTGTTTTTATTTACCATAATGAAGCTCCAAAGAATCAACCCGTCCAGAGGCAGTACAGAGCTGATCTGCGGCTCTTGCGGGAAGGCGTTTACCAGACCAAACTCTCATTTGCGAGCCAAAACTAGTTCGTGCTCTCGAGAGTGCGCCCAGAAGGTGCGCCCCAAAAAGCAGAAGACCCTGCTTAGCAAAATCTGCAAGGTTTGCGAAAAGCACTTTCAAATAAGAAAAGGCCGTGGGGGAACCGGGGATTACTGCAGTATCCCTTGCCTTGCTACCGGCAGAGGAAAAAAACTTTCTGGGGAAAACCATCGCAATTGGAAAGGTGGGGTTTCTAGTAGAACTTTTTCTTCCAGAAGAGCCATAAGGCAAAAGATTGCCATGGTATGCAAGTGTGAAGTATGCGGAGCATCTGATAATCTGCAAGGTCATCATATCGCCCCTTACTCAAATGCGCCTGAAAAAAGAGATCTTTTGGAAAACATCATGTGCGTTTGCATAAGATGCCATTCTGATTTGCATCCTGAACTAAAAGGAATGATCCTTTCAAAATACTCAGACATCAGCAGTTCCACGCTCTGAGTGATTTGTTGATCCGGCTGTCCGGATCGTTTGCTGTCTTAGCGGATGTCAGTTTCTTTTTCATGCCCTTCATCCGGGCGCAGAAGCTGTCTCGACGTGATCCGCCTTCGGGCTGCGGGCGCTTGAGGTTGCTGCCAGTGGCCGCATTGTACGCCTTCCGGCCGGCCTCGTTCAGGCCACCCTTCGGGTTCTTATGCTTGGCTTTGAGCTGGAAGTCCTTCTTAGCGCGCATTCCCGTCTCCATGTAACTGGGGCGACCCGAAAGCCGCCCCAATCAATTAGGCTTGAGCCACGCCATAGAGGCCCGTCTGGGTGTCATCATCAAAGATGCTAATCCAGAGGGTCAGGCGCTTCGTGCCGTTGGCAGCGTCAGGAACCAGATAGGTTCCGCGAACGTCGTCCGTGGTTGCTGTTGCGGCAGTTGCGTCAGCGGCGGCAAAGGTGCCGGTCGTGACAAACGCGCCGTTCCAAGCGGTCAGGAGGTAGTTGCGGCTGTTGGTGCGATACGGAAGGCCGAAGATGTCCGTCGAGCCAACGCTTGCGTTACCGGCGAGAGCAGCCGAGATCGCGACACGGGTCACGGTCTTGAATGCCTTCTGGCCGTTAACAGTCGTCGTGCTGTTGAACGTAATCGTTTCCGTCATCGGGATACCATAAGCATCCGTACCCGTAATAGTCGCCGTCTGAGTTGTGTCAGCGCCGGTCGAAACAATCGACAGGCAACGTGGCACGTCCAGAGTAGCAACGCCACCCGATGCCGTGGCACCGTTGATGGTGAGGTTACCAGCGGCAGCGACAGCCTGAGCCGCTGCAACAGCCGTTGCCGACAACGCGACCGGAACCACGTCGTAAACAAAGATCGGCGACATGTAGACGCCGGGCTGATTAGCGGTACCGTTGTTGGCAAAGTTCCTACCTGCCCGGACACCATCAGAGAAATGAGTCATGAGTTTTCTCCATAGTTAGGGGGTGGCGGATACCACCCCCATTATCCGATTAGGAAGCGCCCTGTGAGCCCCAGCCTGCGCGGAAGTTCGAGCAACCGAACGAATAACGCTCAATGGCTTTCGCCTTGAGGTTGTCGGTGTCGAAGTCCGTGTAGACGTCGGTTTCGAGAGCTTCACGCTCGTAGTACTTGAAGCCGTTCGGCGCGTCCGTCTGCAGGAACCAGCTGTTCGTGTCGGTCAGGAACATGTTAACGCGATGACCCTGCGGAACCGCAGAGTTATTGTAAATCGCATTAATATCATTGTTCGCCGTGTCGACGCGGAACTGCGACTGGAGCAGGCGGGTCGCCGTCCACTGCAGTTCAGCCGGAACGATGAGCTTCGTCGGCTTCGTCATGATGCGGAGACCCGCAGCATCACGGAAGCGCTGAACGCCAACAATGGCGTCCTGAAGCGACGTTTCGTTCAGGTCAGCTTGGATCGAGAAGGTGTTGGCAACAACACCGTTATCGATTGGGTGCTGCGTCGAGTACAGAGGCTGGCCGTCACCAATCGGGAAGTTGGCCGAGAAGCCGTTGTTCAGCACCGAGGCGCCAAGCACTTCCTTGGTCTGTTCCATCGACTGACGAAGAGCCTTCGCCTGAAGCGGGAACGAGGACTGGTAAAGGTTGTCCTTGATCGCCTGACGGGTGATGATGAAACCAATGCTGGTGTAACGGTTCACGTAGTTCGTTACATAGCGCTGGCCCATTTCGCCGTAAGCGGTCGAGGCGCCTTCTGCCTTGATCTGCGCCAAGCCGAGGAGCTTGACTTCGACTTCGATTTCAACGGCCTTATCGGACGTGTGCTTTTCGAAGATTTCCGACCACTGGCCCGGATACATGGGATAGTCGCCGAAAACTGCGGCCAAGCCCGGACGGAGCAGGTCGCGAATTGCGGTTGTATTAATAGCCATTTCTTAAATCTCCCTGCTAGCCGATCAGATGCCGGCCACGCCGCCACGATAGAAGTGGTTGTTGAGCGTAACGAGCCAGTTGGCAAAAGCACCCACAGCGTTGCCCGGGGTCGGGTCAAGCGAGAGGATCTTGCAGTTCAGCGTGCTTGTAACGGCTTCCGTCGTATTGTTGATCGAAACGGCGGACGAGCCCGTCGAAGTCGAACCAGCAGTGTACAAGAAGTCGATGTTCAAACCACGATCACCGAGAGCAAGCGGGGTGCCTGCAGCGCCGAGGTTGTTGGTTTCCTGAACGGAGAACACCGTGTTCGGATCATCAATCACGAGAGCCTCAACGGTCGAGCCGGTGAGAACGCCCGGGTTGCCCGGCCAGTAGTTCATGAACTTCACGACGCCAGTGCTGTCGGTGTACTTGACACCCCAGAACACGCCAACGCAGGTTGCGCCAGCAACGCCGACGCCGAGGGTGCCGTCAGCCGCGAGGATCGTGACAGGGTCGCCACGGAAAAGCGCCGTCGCGTAGGTGTTTGCAATCTGGTAAGGATTTGTTGCGCCGGTCCATGCCGAGCCGTCAAGCTTCTTGACTGGCTGGAAGCCGTTGGGCGCATTCGTGCCGTAAGACATAGGATTTCTCCATAATGCGGTTGAAGGTCTCTGCCGATACGTAACGGCAATCGGTCGCTTTAGTGGATACGTGACCACCATCGGGTTGTTGGTGGATACGTGACCACCATCGATTGAACATAAAAATACCCCCGTTTCCGGACTGTGTCAACAGAAACGGGGGTAGGTTGGTCCACAGTCAGGAGCTTGAGCAACTGTGGCCGGTCTTTTAATCCTTAAACGCCGTTACCCGCTCAACAGATACGCCGCTATCCCGGTCCTCAAAACGAGGAAGATTGGGGTCGTTTTGCCCAGTCCATGCCACATCCTGCAGCATTTCAATGTTTTCCAAATCGCGATCACGACGATAATTTTCAACGTCGCGTGTCGGACGTTCGCACAGGATCAAACCTCCGCGACGGATAACAGTTACTTCGTAACCCTCATGACCCGGTAGGGGCGGAGGGACCATCTCAGGGTGACGGTTGGCGGGGACTGGAGCCCAGCCGCGCACCATGCGGTCAGTCATGTTATCCGGATCCGGCTCGTTGAGCGTCGACTCACGCACCCATGAATACGTCATGTCGTGCGGGATTTTCTGCGAAGGCACATAGAGCTTCGACTGATAGTGCGTCTCAGGCTGAGCGCGCTGCTCAGAATTGCGATTGTTGGCTGTGCGGCTTTCGCCCATGCGTGATGTACGTGCCATGTGATTACTTCCTATTCTGCTTGAGGATGAAGGTGGCGTGATACTTCTCCGCCTCCGAATGCGTCATGCGCTGACCATTCTGCTTCTTGTACGCGCCGCTGTCGGCCATGTTGTGCGCCATCCTGCGCTGCTCCGGCGTCAGCCGTACCATGCGAGAATTTGTTGGCTGCCCCGGAGCCCCGCTACGGGCAACTGGAGCGACTGTAGTGTCCCTGCTCATTTTCGGGGTTCCTTTTTTAGGCGCTGCGGCCTCTTCAAATGCCTCTGGAAATTCTTGGCGAACGTATTTGTCGATGTCCGCAAAATAGCTCTTGCTGCCAATCTCTTCAGCGCGCCCGTCAGCCTTGAGCCGGCGCTCAAGCTTGCGCGCATAGGTCGTGGCCTCTTCGTGCATCTCACGGTCAAAGTCAGGCGACTGAGGCTGGAACCAAGTGTTCGACGCAATCCAGTCCCGCGTGCGCGGTTCTAGAGTGGGCTGCTGAGTCTCTGGCTGGGCGGTGGGCTGAACTGGCGCCACAGGCTCCCGCTCAGCTTCCTTGCGCCATTCTGATACGCCCAGCAGGTCATTGCGAACCTGCATAAGCTCAGTCTGGAGATCGATCTGTTTTTCAGTGTCCCCCAATGACATAGCTTCAGAGAGTTCGGCGCGGATGGTCTTTTCCTTACTGCGCAGGCCAGTCTCATAGTGAGACATCATTGCAATGTCGGATTGACGGCGGAGTTCAGCCTCCTGCTGCGCGCGGGCTTCGTATTCAGATGCCCGGCGCTCAGCCTCCTGAGCCCGGCGCGCAAGCTCCTGAATGCGATTTTCATCGCGACGCTTTGGCTTGGGCTCCTCCTCCGGCTCTTCCTCTTCCTCTTCAGCTTCCTCTTCCTCCTCAGCTTCGACTTCGACTTCGCCGTTATCGTCGTCTTCAGCTTCATCGGGGTCGCCAAAGTCAGCAAGGTTTTCGCCAAGATCGTCTTCAGTGACCTCGATCTCTACGTCTTCGGTCGGGCCATCATCCGTGATGGGCAGATCATAGTCTTCAGCTTCTTCACTCACGATGCGTCTCCTTAGTATTTGTCAGCCGCGTTGCCGGCCATGACGTCTTCTGGACCCGGGATCACTGCCATGACGCGGTCGTCAGGCAGGAGGGCCATCGCAACGCCACGGAACGACACCATTGTCGATTCATAACGCGGGATCATGATCCAATCGCCGACCTTGCACCAAGGGCCGCTGCGCTCGAATTTCTCGCCCTGATAGGCTTCGGGTCCGACGCCGCAAACCAGCGCCGCAACGGAGGAGTACTTGTCCTCTGCGCGCACCGTGTCAGGCAGGTAAAGCGTCACTTCCGTGCCGTCGTCCTGCGTGATCGTCTTCAGCTCTTCGGGGCGAATGTAGATCTTCACCGCGACAAGATATCCGGCAGGGCGCAATTCAAACGGCTTGCCGGTCATCTCGATAAAGTGTTCATGAATGAGCTTTTGGGCCAGCTCTTCTTCATGAGGCTCGATGTTGCTCAATGGTACTCCTGACATCAGTATACTTCCTTTTGGATTGGCCGTTCTGGCTGTTGACCACCTTCAGGCTCAAACATCTGCCTGTAGGCGTTGTTGATGGCATCGATTGCGTGCGTATAGGCACGCGCCATCGCGTTCCCCTCAACGGTCTGGAAAGCAATTTCCTCTGACGTTGAAGCTGGAATTGAACGGTCGCCCATAGTGGCTGGCCGGAATGATGTGTTGATTACGCGATTTACCGCGTTGTCCCGCGCTTGATTGATGTCCTCAAGCGCACGGCGACGTAACTCGTCTGCTGACATTTTAAGCTCCTGAATTGTTAAGGCGGCGTGAGATTATTTCCCTACGCCGCCTGATGTTACATTCCGTTTTTTTTGGGTTTCACCGCCTGAAGGATATCCCCAGAAGGTGACATCATGCCCTTGCGGACCTTGCCTGCGCCGCCTTTGGCTTTCTTCACAGGCTTGCCTCCACAGGCCATGCCGCCCATTTCAGTGGCCAGCTTGCGGGCGGTGTCAGACGACGTCTGCACCTTCCCGCCAGCCGCTTTCTTGATCATGTCGCCATAGGCCTTCACGTCACAGCCAGATTTTTTGGCAGCGCCGCCGCTGGCTTTCTTCTTGATGTTGCTGGCAATCGGAATCCTTACCGTCGCGCCAACACCGCTGCCAACAGAGCGGCCGGGATTAGAATAATCCCGTACAGCATTGCCGATACGACCAACGCTTACCGACGAGCTTCCGCGCGCGCTTGGGTCACCGCGCGAAATAATCCCAAAAGGGTCTGTTCCGTAATTACGTCCAGCCATAACTTACAATCCTTTAATCAGCACATGCCTTTGCGGGTCTTGCCAGCGCCGCCGACGGCGCGCTTGACGGGCTTACCCCCCTTATTCATGCCGGGAGTAATGGCATTAGTGGTTGCCGTGCCTTCAGCATTTAAATTGCCAAGGTTGTACATCCGCGTCGGCGTTTGCGCCCTTGGACGCACTGGATCGGTGCTGTAAGGGTTGCTTGCTGGCCTAGGCGTCCCCGGAGCGATAACCGGCCTTCCGCCCGCCGTCGGCGCCTGCGCCCTTGGATTTTGCAAGACCGCACGCTTCATTTGCTGCACCTCCGCACGCTTCATTTGCGCCGCTTCGCGCGCTGAGCGATTCTCTACCTCTTGCTTTTTTGCCGCCAGAATCCGCTGCGCCGAGCGCTCCCGCGACGCCTGCCCCGCCGCTTGCGCTGCCGCGCGCGCTGCCGCCTGCGCTGCCGTATTTTTCGCAAGATTCTGAGCAGACCGCTGCGCGGACGTCATTTTTGACGCATTTGGAGCGGGCGCCATCGTTCCACCAACAGCCTTCTTTGCGATCTTGCCGCCCTTCTTATAGGCCGGGGCGGGCATGTTCGGATTGTCGACCATCTTCTGCATCGGCTTCGGACCAGCGCCGTATCCGCTGCTGTCATAGGCTGGAGCCGCCGCAGCAGGCTGCTGCAGGGTGGAGGGCATTACATCCTGCTGATCCATGACGCCGCCGATAGCCTTCTTCGCAATCTTGCCGCCGTCCTTGCGCCTTTGAGGATAAAGCACAATTTCTTGTTTGTTCTTCGCATTCGCAACAGGCTTGCCGCGATCAAGCCTCGCGGCCATGCCGCCAGAAGCTTTCTTCATCGGCATAGCGGCGAGGCCGTCCTTTGCCTTTCCGCCCTTCTTCATGCCGCGAGACATCGCAACAGGCTCGGGATAGCCAAGCTTTTTCTGCATAATAGGACCAACGCCCTTGGCGATTCCACGATCAGCAAGCTTGCTGTTGGGAGTGCCAACCGCTTGGTCGCCGATAGTGGTTCTTGGGCTGTAACCCGGCATTGCGGTCATTGCGCGCATTGACTTACCGCCAGCGGCTTTCTTTTGGACGTTTCCACCATCCTTATACCGACCTGCGTCGGCGCGGGCTTCAAGGCGCTGGGCTTCAATGCCTCCGCCTTCAGCGCGCTTGGTAGCGGCCTTCGGGCCAGTGCCGGGAACGCCCATCGGAGCGCGGTTCTGTTCTTCGAGCAGGCGCATAACCAGAGGATCGCGCATTGCAGCATCGCCACGTTCGCGGATCATCTTCTCTGCGCGGGCCTTTTCGGCTGCCGTGAGAGCGCCGCCGGCCTGCTTCTTCACAACGCCGCCAACCTTATAGGTCGGGATCGGACGGGCGTTTGCACGCTTCTGCAATGCAACGGCTGCATTCTTCGCCGGAGCCGGTTCCTTGGTGTTCTCAAAAAACGTCTTACCGAAGATTGCGCGGGCCTTATCCCGCATATTGCTTCCGTTCATTACCTGCCTCCCAAAGTGAGTTTCATTGCGGCAATGCGCTCACGGCTTGCCCGGTCTTCGGCGTCACTCATATATTCAAGCTCGGCCTTTTGCAATTCAGTTGCGCTGTCGCGCTGATCGGCAGCTGCCTTAATTTCCAGCTTCTGTGCCTCGATCTGAACGTACGGATCCGGAGCCTGCTCTTCAGGCTGCGGCTTATACTGCGGGGCCAACTGCTGCATCGCCTGAGCGACCGCCAGAGCAAGCTGATTTTCAATTTCCGGAGGCATCGGCTCACCCGGAGGCGGAAGCGGCTGACCAATGATCTGCTGCACCTGAACACGCATCTTGAGCGCCAGATGCTCGTTGATGTGCGCCTGCAGCTCTGGGTTGTCAGCTGCAATCGGAGCGTGCGCCGCGATGTGCGCATCGTGATCCTGATACTCACCAGCCTTGAGCGGCATCTTCATCAGCGCGTTCTGGTTTTCCGTGAGCGGATCAAGCGGCTTGACGTCCTGCTTCTGCGGCAAGATCAAATCGATCTTTTCCGGAGCAATGCCCATTTCAACGTACATCTGCCGATATGCTTCGCGCATGTCGTGCTGATCAGGCTGCTGCGTGGCAAACCGGAGCAGCGCCTCTGCGCGCATCATGCGCTGCGCCGACGATGAGATGTTCGGGTCGCTGACCGGAATGACGTTCACATTGTCAGCGAAGTCCTGACGCATGATAACGCCCTGACCGCCACGAACCGGGAACGGATACGGCTCTTCGGGCAGGAACTCCGCAAAGAGTTCCGCGATCATCTTGAGTTCGCCGTCGAGAGAAGCGTGCGCACGCTTGAGCGTTGCCGACTGAACGCGAGTCGCAGCTTCCATTAACGCTACCGTCGTTCCGACCGGCGCGTCCTGCCTCCCATCGCCAACAGCAATCTCAGCCGTGTTGGCCAGATTGCGCGCACCTTCGTATGTCTCTTTGAGCAGTTCCAAGGAAACCTGCGAGGGCTCCTTGTACGGCATCGGCATGATCGCGTTCTGGATCGGAAGCCCTGCGGTATCGATCTCGCGAAACTCGGTCGGACCAATGCCAAGATTGTTGTCGTCAATCCGCATGCCCTTGACGCGCAGGCCACCCGGGAAGTTGTTCAGCGTGCCAGCGTCAATCAGCTGACGCCGGATCGACGTCGCCGTCTTCGCGGAATTGCCCAGAATGTGCGCATAGCCAAGGCCGTAAAAGCCCAAGCCGGGGATGAATTTATAGTGCGTGAAGCGGTTGATCCGCTGGCAATCCTCGTCGTCCTCACGCCAGTTCCGGCGGATCGACAGGACTTTGCGGCTCTGCGCGTCAATCGACACGATGTATGGCAACGGGATGCCATCTTCGTCCTCAAAGCCCTTCAGATCGAGGTCAGCATAGACCTCGTAAACTTCGTAATCTTCCGTGCCTTCAGCGCCCGGCTGAATGCCCTGAACCTTGTTGACGGCACTTCCAACCGGGTCGTTGTTGTCGTCTGTCAGGTCTTCAGGATCGCCCAAATCCAGCTGGCGATACGTCCCATTCAGCATCGCCAGCTTGATCTGACGCTTCGTCATCGGGATGATGTGCGCAAATCTCGGCGACGTGCGCAGGTCCGACGTGTTATAGCTAATGATGAAGTTCTTCGGCGTGATGAACCGCGCCACCGGCCGGGCCAAGATCGGGTCTTGGTAGATTTTCTTGAACGTGGAGCCCACCAGCGGCAGCCACATCAGCATCTGGTCGAACTCTTCGTAATATTCGGGAGCCAGCTCCGTCAAATACAGGTTCATCCACGCCTTGATGCGCGCCGCCTTGTCCTGAGCTTCCTGCGTTTCAACGCCAAGGATTTCGGTATCGACCGGGCCCGCTGCCGGCATAAGCTCACCGCGTGCGGTTGCTTGCCAGCGAATGACAGCTTCCGCCATCAACGGGTCGAATACGCCACAGGCGCCAGCAAACGGCGTTGTGCGGTCCTCAATCGTAAGGCCAAGCAGCTCAATGCCGCGCGTCATGGTGGTTTCCCACTCGCCGCGACTGCTCTTGTCATCTTCGACGCCCGACATCAGCTGTTCAGCCAGCCCGGACAGGTCCATGTCTTTCATGTACTCTGCAAGATTGGCGCCGTGTTCTTCGGCTCCAATGATTTCCGGCAGCTCTGGATCGAAATTGATGTCGACAGAGCCGTCAGGATTTTCCTGCATCAGCGCTCCGTCGAGCAGCACGTCATCCTCAAGCGGAATTTCGATGTCGATGCCAACTTCCGGAAGCTCAGCGTCGGGACCGCCAATGCCCTCAAACTGGGCACGGAATGTGTCGGCGATGCTTGTCGGTTTACGGGCCATGCTGTTTCCTATCATGCCGCTGATGCGCGGTCAATTTCTAACCTTCGAACTCAACGCCGTCCAGCCATGCATCGACAAGCGCGTGCAGCTTCGTGCGGTTCTGTACCCACGCAGGAACCTCGCCAACAGGTCCGTCGTCAAGTTTAATGCGCGTCTCGTCCTTCAACCACGCCTGAAAGTCGTCGCCTTTCGTCAGCGTCAGCTCCGTCTCAGTGCCATCCGCCTTCAACGGCAGACTGCCTTTACCTGTGAGGAAGCCGGTCAGGAAACCAATACTATACCGCATCATTCCCTCCCCTTTAATCGCGGCGGAACATCATAGCATCCGCTATCGCGTATGCGTCATCAGCCGCCGCATCGATAAAATCGTTGCTGTCCATGCTGTGGGAATTCAAACGCTTCGCAATAATCGCCTGCAACGCAAAGGCCGCAAACCATTCGCGCGGTGTCATCTTATATTCGTCCAAAATTTCAAATTCCATGTCGTCGCTCCTCAATAAAACGCTGCCCGTTCGCCGGGCGTATCGTACCGCTCTTCCATCGGGTCTTCGGTGTTCGCCACCCACCCGGACTGTTTAATGCGCAGGAATGCCATCGTCATCGTGTCGACCCAGTCGCGGCTGTCTGCGGCCGGGAACTGTACGCATTGCTGCAGAAAATCTTCGGCCCACGGCCTGAGCGCGTCCCAGTGCGGGCCCATTGCGGGCAGCCACACGCGGCCATTCTCGATCAGGTCCGACACCAGCCGCACGCGCGCGATCTTGTCCCCAAACTTATCGGGATTGAACTTCGTCGCCACGATCCCGGCGCGCGCCAAGTCATTGATCAGCATCTGCCCGTTCGCCTTCGCCTCGACCAGCACCGTGTCGGGCGCCCGGTCCTTCGCGGGCTTGATCGGCATCTCGTAATTATCGTCCCTGTAATCGCGCGCCATGCGCTGCACCTGCCGACGCAGGATCGGCCATTCGACCCGTCCGCGCCATGCCGACAACAGGATCA